CCGTGGTTTTCGACTACAATACCATGCGGAATTGTTGGATCTGCATGGTGCGCATCAAGGGCTACGAGCCTTCACGACCAACGGTGTCGCTTATGACACTGATTATATCCGGTTATCTGGTGGTGCGGACACAGCCGCTTTCAATGGTGTAACTAATGCCTTTGTTGCATACCTTGAACGGCGTATGACCAAGCCTCGTGGTGAGCCTGGTGACACCCCTGAACAGGCGTGGACCAGACTGGGTATATATGGAGGGGATGATGGCCTTTCAGCTGATGTTGAACCACGTACGTATGAGCAGGCCGCTGCTATGATTGGTCATAAGTTGACCATTGAACCCGTGAAACGAGAGTCTCATGGCGTTATGTTTTTGGCTAGGGTTTATGGTCCAGATGTCTGGCACGGTGATCCCACTTCTGTCTGTGATTTGCCACGTCAATTGAGTAAGTTTCATACGACTGTTGCGCTTGGACAGAATGTCACACCTGTGATGAAGTTTCTAGAGAAATGCCGAGCGTATTGGTTGACTGATGAGAATACACCGTTCATTGGTCCCTTAACGCAGAAAGCACGTGCATTATTGCAATGTGAGTTTACCGCTAATCCTGAAACTGCCCCAATGACACCTTGGTCTGCCCAATTTCCGAAGGATGTCCAATACCCAAATGAACCTCGGGAATGGTACATGGAGTATGCCCAACTTGTTTTGCCAAATGCTGATCATCGTGCTTTTGTTACGTGGTTAGCTCAAGCAAATTCGTTTAAAGATCTCATGTCCCCTCCCTTGTTGCAAGAAAAGACCCCCCCTGTAACTTTTGCCCCTGTCGTCATTGATGATGATGTTGTGTTGCCTGTTGAAACACATTTCATCCCTTCATCTGCTGTTAAAGCTAAAACTGTCACTCAAGCACGGTTGGCTAAAGCAGATGATAAAATCATCACCAAAGAAATCAAAGAGAAGAAAGACTTTGAGACATGGAAGCAGGAACGCATTAGAGCGGGTACGTGGGTTGATAAAGGTAAGGACCCTGTGGAAAAACCCAAAACCAAAGCTAAGCCTAAGACAATGGATCGAAAAATGGCTTCTACACTGCCTGTCCCTCCGCCCGGGGCAGAAGCGGTCACACCTAAGAGTGTGCCCGAGAAAAACATTCCCATTTTGAGTGGCAACCCAACAGCGATCCCTCCTGTAGCGGAACCAACGTTGCCGATCATTGACCTCAAACCGACCAAACCCGTCTTGGAGGGTGCGGCAGGAGGTGGGACTTAAATGTTTTTCCGCGGCATGGGCAGGGGTGCCAAGAACACCCCTGTTTCCGAATTTAATTCGTGCTCATGTCCGCGCAAACCCCGAAACAAAAGGCCAACAATAAGCCCAAAACCACCCCCCCAGCGAAAGTTGCTAACTTGCAAAAGCAGGTGACTGAATTGAAGAAGGAAGTGCGTATGGCTAAAACTCAGGCCCCTGTTGCCCAGTCTAAGGCTACAACTTCACCTAAACCTAAAATCACACAGACGACAGTTGATTCCTGTCGCATTCGGCACACTGAGATGATGGACAATGTCGTTGAGAGTGGTAGTGGCAATGCTTTTAAGGTTACTGGTTATCGTATCAATCCAGCAGATGATGATACATTCAGCTGGCTTTCTAATGTCGCAATTAATTGGGAGACTTATGTTTTCCATTCTTTGTCGTTTGAGTACCGAACACGTACAACAACAAGTAACTCTGGTTCCCTGATGATGGCTATTGACTATGATGCCGTCGATGTGTTACCTGTTGATGAGTTAACTTTGATGTCTTACTCTGGTGCTCGTCAAGATGCGATTTGGAAAGATTTGAAGATAACAGCCAACCTTCCTGCCCTCCATGGTGGTGTTAAACGCCACTATAATCTCGCAACGCCTAATGGAATCGACCCTAAGTCTTATGATTGTGGTACTTTTATGGTGGCTACAGACAACCTCGGCTCAGGTGTCATTGGTAAACTTTTTGTCCATTATGACATCACTTTTTATACTCCACAGCTTCCTCCCACTGGTGATCCTTTGGTTGGGAGCGTGCGCGCTATCCAAGGGGGTACACAATCCTTGGCCGCACCACTTGGCACCGCCCCTTCTAACGCTGTGACAAACACCCTCGGTTCATGTGTTTATAATGCTTCTGTTCCAAACAACACTATTACCTTACTCCGTGAGTTGGAGGAAGGCCTGATGGATTTTAGTGCTGCTGGAACTGGCCTTTCAACCCTGGGAATCCCCACTTTGACTTCCGTCGCTGGTACAGTCACTCGGTTGTCTAATGAGGTTGTCAATGCTGCTGGAACGAATATTGTTGCCAATTTTGTGTTGAAAAAGTTGCAGAAAGGTGATGTTATAACTTTTCCCACTGTTACAGGTACTACCCTCACATCAGCTGCTGTTAATGGCCTTGCTGGGATAGTTGGGACTTATCCTTAAGTTGTGTCCATTCTTGTCGGAAGGAAAACCGGTACAAACCCCCTGCTCGGGTGATAGCAACAGCATGCGGTCTTCTGCTGCGCTAAAGATGGAAG